ACCGCCTTGACCCGCACGCCTTGCCATGCGGGGTCTGATAGCAGTTGGTCGATCACGTCGTCCTTGGCGATCACCGTGGCGTTACACACCACGGCCAGCGTCTTCCCGTGGCCGCCGAGTTTCAGAATGTTCTTCTTGATGATCGCCAGCCGCTTCGCCACCTGCACTGCGGAGGCCGCCGACTCGTCGGTCTGAATGTCGTCGAGGATCACGAGGTCGGGCCGGGCCTGGACGCCGTCGGCCCGCTTGTAGCGAAGACCACGGGACGAAGCCATGAGACCGTGGCACGAAACGATCGCACCGCTCGCCTTGCTGCCCGGGATCGTCGGCAGCACAATCGTGTCGGCGGTCCATTCGATGTGGGTGCTCTCGCCTTGGTAGGACTGCCCGGCACACCGCTGCGGCTTGCCCTCCAACGCCCTGATGGCATGACAGACCTCCGGGAAGTCCTCGTAGAGAAAGTCGTTCTCGGTCAGCTCCATCTTGATCGAGTCGATCGACATTTGTGCCTTTGTCGACTCGCTGCCGAACACGGCGACGAACGACCGGCGACCCGTGACGGCACACCAGATGGCAAACACCTCGGAGCGGGTGGTCTTGCCGGAGCCCCGGGGCAGGGCTTCGATCGACCGGCCGCCGTTCTCTGCGGCATCCTGGCAGCGGCCGTTGCCGCGCTGGTGATCCGGCGAGAAAGGCCAGTGGCCGGTGGAGTGCGGGAAGTAGTCCACGGCGAAACGCTCGAACGACTCCTCTGCCTGCCGGCGTCGATCCGGGTTCTTGACGGGCGGAATCTTCCCGATGTCGGCACCCTTGCGGGTCCGATCGCGTGTCCGCTCGATGTCGAGCTGCCGTTTCCGCTCTGCAGCGGCGACGGGGTCAGCAGACTTGGGTCGTCCCATGGTGCCTCGCGTACCAGTGGCAGAGCAGGGCGGCGTCCGCCCTGCCGTCGTCTTTCACTCGGGCGAACAGATCGGCGTGCTGCGGCCATAGGCGGGAGGCTGCGGCACGATGGCTGCCCTTGTCGCGGCTGACGCCCAACGCCTTCGTCCACGATTGCGGACGCACGAGGGTGTGCGGGATGAACAGGGCGGCCAGAACGCCCTCAACGACCCCGAAGCCGCGCCCGAACGAGAAGGCCGACGTGGCCCCGGTGCCCTGGACGCCTTGGACGTGCTCGAGGATCGCCATCTCGACGACGTGGCCCTCGTCCCGGATCGCCTGCAGGGCAGCCGTGAGCCCGACCGGGCAAACCCGCCTCTTGCCGTTGATTTCGACGTTGGGCATATCGCGGCACGCGATACGGCCGTCGCCGACGACGGCGATCGCACCGGACAGTCCAGGGTCAATGCCGATCAGTAGGCCCATGCTGCACCTCCTCGACGATCGTCACCGTCCGGGCCCGGCCGTCAACCCAAGAAACCACATTGTCGCGTCTCATCCGCAGGAACTTCGCCGCCACGTCGCCGACGTTGGTGCCGGCAGCCGCGGCGATCTCCCGGAACGTCGGCGGGTAGCCCTTGGCGTCCCGGAGCTTGACGAATACGCGAAGGAGCCGGCGTTGCTTGTCCGTGGTGCCGTGAGAGCGGGTGGCGAGGATCGAGGCGGCGGAGAGTTTGCTGGTCATGGCAGGCCCCGTGGCGTCTTGCTCATCGGCACCAGTTCGCCGTCGTTCGTGACCCGCGAGAACACCTGCTCCTCTCCGAGAAGCCGCAGCCTGGCGTAGTTGAGAACCCGAACGGCAGACCGTGAGTGCATCTTCGGGAGGCCGATGTCCAGCACCTTCTCCTCGACTGCCGCAAACTCCGATGGCTGCGAAATGTCGATGAGTGCAAGTAAGTCCGCGGTCATCTTGCGGTCCTCCTCGTCGTCAATGTTCAGTTTGAGCTTCTCTTCGCGCGCCGGCTGCGGGCGAGACGCACGCTTCCTGGCCGCCGCCAACTCACGGTAGGACTCCAGAATCCACTTGAGCTGCGGGTAGAGCGTGTCATGGTTCCGCTTTACGTTGCGGAGAGCGTCGTAGAGCATCGCCTGGTCGAGCGAGTAGAGGTCGTCGTGCCAAAGCCGACGCTCCTCGTCGCTCCACGAGCACTGCGGCCACAGTTGGTTGATCGACGCCCGGTTGTCGTCCCACGTTCTCACAGGTTCCCTCCTGCCGGCTGGCGGCTTCGTCCACGGGGGGGTCCCTTCGGCTCGGCAAACTCGCCAGCCCTGATTCGATCGACGAACTGAAAGAACTTCGTCACCGGCAACGGGCGATCGAAATACTCCCGGCTTGGGAGCATGGACATCGCTTCAGCGGCACGCTGCAGCCACCCAGGAGTCGCAGCAAGATCCACCCAGCCGTCCGGCGTCGTCAGGTGCGGCCAGGGCTCGGCCCGCTGCGTCGCATTCCAGGAAGCCACGAAGCGGCCCCATTCATCCGCTGCCCATCCGGGTTCGCGAAAATCGTTCTCGCCGGCCGTGTGTGTGTGTGTTTCTTCTTGGTTTGGGGATGGATTTGGATTTGGATTTGGATTTGGAGGCGATGTTTTTGCGATGCCGTTTGCGATCGCCTTGCGATCCGTTTGCGATCCGTTTGCGATCGTTTTGCGATCGCCCCACCGTCTTTCATTCCCATTTCGCCCAGCCTCCGACCTGGCTTCCCTAAGTTCACAGGCCCGCTCGCGGTGCTGCTCCATCCGCTCGTTTCGGCGGAGTCCGTCGTCTCCGATCGGGAACTTTGGCTCGAGAATCGGCCAGATGCGGCCCACCCCTGGGGACACAAGCTCCAGGCGGCTCAGGTCAGCCGGCAGGCCGCCGGAGTCCCACTGGATAACCAGGAGCCGGATGTAGTGGCCCACCTCTTCGGCGGTCCACATGGCCGTCGAGGCGTAGAAGTCGCGGCCGAAGAACGGCATATAGTGGTCAACTGTGCGTGACAATGGCTTGCTTTCTCTTGTTGGCGATGTCCTCTGATGCGGCGTGATCCTTCAACCACTGCCGACGAAACGGCTCCCAGTCACCTTGCCCACCGGATGACCGCCAGTTGATGTAGGCGATCGCGGCCTGGGTGATGAGCGGATCTTCGGTCTTCTTTTCCTGCGACACTCGCTAGCCTCCAAACTCAAGTCCTTCGCCTGTGCGTCCCCCTGACACGAATGGGCTTGCTTACGATCTTTTCTCCTCGCCCGTCTAACGAAACGAGAACCGCAAACGGGTTTGCTCTCGACGTGGCACGGTCGCCCTCTGGCAGCGACGCGATTCTCTCAAGGATGGTGTCGTCCGGGATTTGGGATTCAGTCATCACTTCGCAACCCTCCAAATCCGCCCACCAGCCGTCCCATTCCCCTTCTTCCGCTCCGTGAACCCCACCGCCTCAATCGCCCCCTGCTGCCGCAGCCTGGCGAACACCGACCCGAAAGCCCTGGAGTCGTGCGGCGCGATCCCAAGCCGCAAGCAGTGATCGACAATCTCCTCGCCGCTCCGGGGCCGACCGTCCGCGAGCAGGTCGAGCACGGCGGCCTTGGCTGCCGCGGTGTCGAAGCCAGCACGCTCGGCATTGGCGGTGCAGGCGAAGAGTGGGCCGAAGTCGATGTCGGTGGTCATGCTGATGCCCTCCCCGCCGCCTTCATGACCGCCACGAAGTGGCGATCGGTGTACCGATAGTGCCCGTACCGCATCTCCGGCCTCGGCAACGCTGCCATCGCCTTTTTGCAGTCGTGCCAAGTCATCGGCGACCCGATCGCCCGCAGTGCCTCCAGCACGTCGCTCCGGCGATGCCACGTCCGGCAGTGGTCGCCCCGCATCTGATCGAACTGCCTCCACGTCTTCATTCGCCCGCCTCCGCTCGGAGCCTGGCCACTTGGACCCTCGCCGGGGCGATCAGCTCCTCGATCCTGTCTGCGGCATCGAGCAACGCGGCCCGGCGGGTCTGATGCCACTTCTCCACGTCGGCAGCACACCCGCCGGCGTGAACGACCACGGATCCCCCGGTGATCGGCTGGACAGTCCCGTGGAACTCGTGGACCTGCAGCCCCCAGCCCGTCAGCACGGGCGAGACGTTGATACGCCAGACCTTCGGAAACTCAGCCATCGAAATACCTCCATGTATTGGCCCCGTGACGTGGGGCGGTCGGTCTCGGCTCGACGGCGGAAGTTTCCGCGACCGAGACAGCCGGTGTATGCCCGCCATGTCAGAGGGCGACGACCGCCGGCTGCGTCACACGGTGGCCGATGATTGGCAGCCACTACGGCCCGTGTCAGCCGTGATCTCCTTGATAAGTTCCTCGAGCATCTGCACGTTCTTTTTCAGTTCCGGGATGCACGCCTTGGCAGCGTCTTCCTTCCGGTAGTGCCACGTCTCATTGAAATGGTGATAGGTGCCCGTCAGGTCGTTCTTCACAAGCTGATTGCCCTCCATCACAACGGTGTTGGCGATCTCGTAAGAGATTCGCCAGCCGTTCCAATGCGAGCCGCAGACGGTGCCTCGATAGACAGTTGCCACGGGTGTTCTCCTCAGAATGGAATTTCGTCATTGGGGAAACCGCTCGCCGCATCGGCCTTCTGCGTAGAAGTCCGCTTCGGCGGAGCCTTGTCGGCCTGGACCGCCACCGGTGCCGACGACGGCAGGAAGCCGTTGACGTACACCCGCTGGTTCCCGTCTTGGTCGAGCACCGGGTTGCCGTCCTTGACGGCCCGCTGCGTCTTCACGACGAGCACCTGGCCCACGAGGATGTCGTCGAGGTCGGCGTCCCACGGTCGCCCAAGCGACTCGTTGAGATTCATCGCGGCCTTCTGGTCCCGCTTCTCGTCGGGATTCAGCCACTTCTCGACTTCGTTGTAGGAGTCGTTCGTGTCGCGGAAGGTCAGGACGAGAAACTCGGCCCCGGTCTTCTTGCTCACGACGGTCTTGATCTTGGTGATCGCCATCTCGTTCTCCCCGTCGGGGATGACGGAAGAGGCGAAATCGTCCTCGCTGAATCTGTCGAACTTCACGATTCGATCTCCGGGGTGTGAACCTTGCTGCCGATCCGCACGATGCGGTCGGCTTCTCCGATCAGGGCGTCGTCGATGATCGCCTTGGCCCTGTTGAACGACATTGAGCCGTCGAGAAATGCCCCCGACGCCTCCAGCACGATGCACATCGCGGCGGTGTGCTTCTTGCAATCCAGCTTCTCGTCGTCGCTACGGCTCATGCGTGTACCTCCTCGGGCGATAGGGCTGCACGACGCTTGGCGATGGCCGCCCCAAGCGTGTTCCGCTGGCTCTCGGTCAGGTCGCCTGACGTGACCGCCTGGTTGGCGTCGCTCTCGATCGCATCCAGGTCTTCCAGAGACGCCGCGGCCTTGACGCGATCGCCCCAGCCGGGCTTGGTCGGCGTCACGCCAGCGAACAGCGGGGCGAGAGCCTCAATATCCATCGGGATCTCGGCGGGAAGCCCGTAGCGATTCTTCGCGTCCCAGGCCGCAGTCCGAACCGTATGCAGCACCCGCTCCTTGCCGCCTCGCCCGCGGAGCTTGCCGTCATCTCCCTCGACAACCCTCGTCTTGAAGTTGGCGAACATCACGGCATCGCTCCACTCAAGCAGCTTCGCAGCCACCTTTGGCCGCATCTTCAACTCGTACCGGTCGTAGGCTTCCTCAAGGTCGGGCGGCGACACTCGCTTGACGACGCTATGGGCAATCACCACTACGTTGATGCCACGATCGACAAGGATGGAGCAGTCGGCGAGCATGGCCGAGAAGTGCTTGGCAATGATCGACGTGCCACCGCCGTATGGAACAAGATCGGGATGCTTGCGGCCTGTTTCTTCGCTGGTGGCGAGATACAGGCAAAGCAGCTCCTCGGCCCAGTCGCCGGAGTCAATCACGATCGTCTGGTAGCCCATTGAGTCGCGGCCAAGGTGAATAAGCGTGTCCTTGACTGTCTTCCAGTCCCGGCAAGTCACGCGATGGCAGTCGATGAGCCGCGACCCGTTCTCCGTGTCCAGGATCAGCGGATTCGGAAACTGGCTCGCTAGCGTCGTTTTGCCGACGCCAGACATTCCATGGAGAACAACCTTGGCGGCCTGCTTCTCGATTCCCTTTGTGATCTTCATCGCACGCACTCCCTGCGGATTTCCGCGGATGCCGCCTCCACCGCTTGGCGGAGAAACAACACGTCACCCGGGTTTGCTCTGTAGGTTTGGCCGTGGAGCCGTTCCATCGACGTGAGAAGCAGGGATGCCGCACGGTGAACCCGTGACAGCGTCGCTTCCCTCGCCGAAACCTGGCCCCTACTTGCCCTTGTGGCCGCAGTGGCCATCGCTTGAATCGCCATCCCTTCCCTCCAGTTCCGTCCGAACGATGTGGACCGACTTGGGTGCCGCGATGCGAACGCGGCACTCCGGCCGACCGTGGAAGTGAGACATCCTTGCGATGGTTACGACGATGTCGTCGCCAATGCGAATCGACTCACCCTCACGGCGCGTTAGCACAAGCATCCGTTTCTCCCCCAGCGGGCCGGCCGTGGCCGCACTGGCTAACGTCCTGTCAATGACCGGCTCCGCCGGCCTCCTTCCCGGCACGATCCGTCGTGCCGGTCTCCTGATTTGCCCACGACGATCCACGCCACTGGCGGCCGGTGGCGTCCTGGCGGCGGCGAACCTCGGAAATGCGAGTTAGAGTCGCCACGTCCACATGCAGAGTCAGAGAAAACTCGTTCTGCAGGTTGTCGAGCTGCTCCATCGCTTCGGCCACGGCGTCGAAGAGTGCTTCGGCGTCGCCAATATCGATCCGTTCGTCGATCGACAGGTCGATCACGTCGTTGAATGCCATACGACGAGACTGCATCGCCATCGAATCGACCGCCCGCTGCCGCAGCGTGCCGGCGATCACTGCGACTTGAACCGCTGCCTCCCGTCGGGCTTGCCGAAGATCGACTCCGGTGCGTCCGGCGGGGTCCAACTGTTGTGGTACGCATTCCGCCGGGCTCGCTCCTCCGGCGACCACCTCAGCCGGATGGCGGATGCTTCGAGTTGGATGAGAAACTCGTTTGGCTCCTGGACTCTTCGCTCCAGGTTGGCGTCGATCAGTGCGTCCATGCGTGCGTCCCTTCGCTTTGCGGGATGCCGTGGCGGCCTTCTTGTGCTGTTTCACGGCGTGTCCCTCGCCTTGGTTGCCCACCCATCACTGTGATGAGTGGCGTGCTCTTAGGTGTACGGAAGTTCAGTTTCGGGTCAACTCGGTTTTTTGTCCGGATAGCACGGGAAAAAGACTGAGTTGGGGAGTCGAACTTTCGCCTAGCCGAGTCTGTGCGATGTCGTACAGACCGGGCGATGAACCTGCCGACGTTGAACAGCGTTCTGCTATTCGTCATCGGCGTGGGGAGTGTACGGGATCGTACAGACCCGTCAAGGGCAGGTACGCATTTTTCTGCGAACCGCCGGAAACACGCTACTTCGTGCGTGTTCTGGGGCCTCTTGGGCCGCCGCCGACGCTTGGGTCCAGGCTTGCCTCGTAGCTGCGGACGAACTTCCTGACATCGTCCTCGTCAAAAACCCACGCTCGAGCACCGTGGCGTCTGCCCTTGAGGATGCCGTCGATAGCAAATCGACGGACACTGGCCGTGGACAAGCCCATCAGGTCGGCGACCTCGCCAGTCGAAAGCGTCTTGATTTTGATCGTTGCCATGACCATGTCTCCTATCGTACATACTTACTTTCCGCAGTCAAACACGCCACAGTTTGAACCTGCTCCAGCGGCCAACTAGGGTTGGCCACTGGGGGCAGATTTCCAGTGGAGGCGAGGGGAGTCGAACTCTTACCCCCACAAGGCGGTATCCCATCGGAGGGATGTACGCCCGTGCAGTAGTCGCGTAATCTGCCCCCATAATCACCAATGGGAGAAGAGCCATGACGATCAGAGAGGTTGCCGAGCGTTACGCCCTGTTACGGGAGTTGAAGCCGCACACGATCGGCCTGTACGGGATGCTTTGGGACCGGTTTGAGCGGTTCCTGGGGCGGCCCGGGACCGTCGAAGACTTCGACGACCTGCTGGTGTCGAGATACCTGCGGTGGAGAGCGGAGACACCTGGGTGGCGTGGCAAGCTGCCGTCTTCCGCCAGCGTGCGGAAAGACCGGGTGATGCTAGCCGCGGTGTGGACCTACGCTGCCCGGAAGCGTTGGGTCGGTGAGTTTCCTGAGTTGCCGAGGATTCGGGTGCCGAAGCGGCTGCCGGTTGGCCGGGCCTATACGGCCGAAGACGTGTCGAAGCTGATTCGCACTGCCAAGAAACGGATCGGCAAGACGGGTGGGCTGCCGTCGAAGTGGTGGTGGCCGACGTTCTTGTATGCCGCGGTCTGCTCCGGGGAGAGATTCTCTGCGTTGTCCGCCCTGCGGTGGGAACAAGTGGACCTCGAGCGGCGGCGGGTGATTTTCCTGGGGAGCACGAGAAAGGGCGGCGTGAGAGACATTGAGCGGGGCATCACTCCGCAGCTTGCCGAGATGATGGCCGAGCACCGCCGCGGGCCGAACGATCTCGTGTGGCCGTGGGATCGGCGTACCAGGAGCCAGTGGGCTAGCTTGAAGGTACTGTGCGACTCGGCAGGGGTCAGATACAGGGGCTTCCACGGGCTGAGACGCACGGCGGCGAGTTATGCGGCCCTGGCCGGCGGGACCGCGGCGGCCACGGCATTGCTCGATCACATGGATCCTTCGTTGCAGCGGGTGTATGTCGATCCCGTCATCTGCCCGACTGACGTGGGGGCGATGATGGCGATGCCGCCTCTGGATTTGGATGATCCGAAGCCCCCAGGCGGGCCGGACGTTCTTGAGTTTCGCCGGCAGGGGCCGGGGGCGGCCTAGATGCGGTGACGGAACTGGCACGTTGACGGCCCTGCGTGGCGTTCTCGTGCCAGTTTTGGCACCGTGCGGCTGCGGCGCGCCGCGAACAGCGGCGGGCTTCTGGGGGCTCCTGGCGACCTATCGGGCGTCAGTGTGGCAAAGGGTGTC